TGTCCAACTGCCTTAGTGGCGGTATATATTATAATAGTTATACTATGTATCACTAAGTGTATCATGTTACACTAAGTGTATTACGTTACACTAAGTGTATTACGTTATACTAAGTGTACCATAAATATATAAAATACACTAAGTGTATTATACACTAAGTGTATTATGTTACACTAAGTGTATCATACACCCTCATTGTTTTTCTTGTAGTAGTGGCGATATATTTCCCATATTTTAGCCGACCATTCTTCTTTAGAATACGTCTGAGGCGAAATAAGCGTTTCTAAGCCACTTTCTACAACTATCTGGTATCTACCCCCACTCGGCACAGGATATGCCCTTATATCGTTTCTAATGCACCAAGAGAAGGCTTTTAGGGATTGCTCGTGGTTGTTCAAATCTTCAGTTACTCTTTTTTTTCTTATCGCCATAAGACAAAGATACGAAATACCTATTGAATTCACAAGGGTATTGAATTCATATTGGCAGATGGGAATTGAGGTATGAGTAGAGTTTGGGTATAACACACCGTAGCCGTATTCCTACGGCAGAGTTCAGTATTTTCCTACAAATTACACACAAACTTGCATAATTTAACAGAGGTGATGCGATTTAAGGCTATTTAGAGGCGTTTTAAGAGCTTTAAATATATTTTTGGTATGTAGGTATTAAATTGAGGAGAAAATGCGTTAGAAGGGAGATAAACAGCCTTATTTAACTTTATCCCTACAATATATCCCACACAAATAAACTGAGCTACAAACAAATAACAAAAAAAGCGCCCAAATATAGGCGCATAAAAAAAGCACCCAAATAAGGTGCTATTTTCAATTAAACTTTAATTTAATTAACCAAAATATAAATATTTTCGTGCTTTCTTTATTGTTTCAAAATACTTTATTTCATGTAGGGAAGCAACTTTGTACACGCCGTGCAAATAACTTAACGTTTTGTTGTTTCTTGTTTGTGTATATCCGCAACACAAAGCGTATTTTGTAGCTTCGTTATTTTTTGTGTAAAAATTTGGTTTCATGTTTTATTGTTTTATTATTTAGTTTTCTTTGTTCCTTTTTATATTTCATAAGGTGTTCAAATTGTATTTTGTTCGCCATGATTATAAGTTTTGTTTAATTAGTTTTTTGAAATCTTTTCGTGCTTCGTTTAGCGTATAGAAAAAATAAGTTTCTTTTAGCGTTTCTTTTGTTTCATTACATTTGAGCGTATAGCTTCCGTTGTTGTTGTACTCAATTGAGTACATTTTACCTTTGTATATTGATATTGTCATGATATTAATTTAAGTCAGTTAAAATATATTCTTTGCTATCTATTTTCTTTTGAGTTTCTTTTGTTGTTTCATTTAAAAAATAGTTTCTATATTTTGACGTGGTTCGTGAATAGTTCCAAAAATAGCTATCTAATTTTATTTTCCCCTTAATAGGCATGTAGGCAATTATACTTTGATAGCTTTGAAAATATACGCCTCGAGGCGTCTGTATTAAAAATTGATTTGGTATTGAGTTTCCGTTATTTGGTGATTTGATATTTGTTACTTTTGTTTTCATGTTTTATGCTTTAAAAATTAAGTGAAATAATATATATAAGGGTAAAAATATACCCATGATTAATGTACCTATTTTTGAGGTTTTGTCTATTATTTGTACTATCTTATCCATGATACTAAAAATTAAAACTTTGTGTGCCAAAATTACTTAATACCTGAAATAAACCGTACAAAAATAATGTACCATAAATGCCCACAATTGACCAAAATACCAATTTTTCGGCAACCTCGTTTTTGTTTCTTTTTGTTTTCATGTTATTGTATTAAGGCGTTATGTATATTGTTTGTAAAATTGACAGCACCAAAAATAATAACTATCAATATAATTGTACCTAAAATAGCTAATGTATTTTCGCTAATTTCAAATTTGTTTTTTGTTTTCATTATATATATGTTTTATAATTATGGTACAAACATACGAACATAAAAAATATCGCATGTTAACATAACGTTAAATTAAGGTTAACAAATTGTTACCAAATTGTAAAATATAATTTTATAAAAGTTAACAATAAGGAAACAAAAAAAAATGTAGGTTTGCAAATTACGATACATGTACCCAAAAAATAGGGTATTTTGTACAGCCAAACTTGTGTACATGCCTATTGAATTGATAGGCGTATTAAATTCACAAGCCTATTAAATTCATAGGGGTATTAAATTTATACCCCTATTAAATTTACACCTATTGAATTTATAGAATTGTTGGCAATCCAAAATCATCTGTTCCAATTTCCAAATCGAAATCAAATCCACAATTCTCACATAAGAAATTGTCTTTATGGTTATCGTGGAAACATACTACACATGCTTTTTTATATTCTGCTTTATTCATGTTATTAAATTTATATTTCCTTTACAAAAATTCTGTGTCTTTGAATATCCACATTATACTTCTGACAAATTATTTCCAGAAGCTCTACTTTGTCTTTAGCGTTTAATACTGCATTGGTATTCGCCAAACTTGGTATGTTTACTCTAAATTTTTTCATTTACTACATTTTTAAGTTCCTTTATTTTCTCATCATCGTGAATAGCCTTTTGTTTTAAAGCTACTTCAATTATATTAGGCAACCAATCTACAAGTGTGTAGGGATTAATTGTTACCATGTCATGTTCATTCGACAAACATACGCCATCATCATCTGCATGAAGCGTAATTATTTCGTGTATATAAATTGGTTCATTCATGTTATTTATTTTTTACTAATTTATCATTTATTTCAAATATATCATATTCCAATTCGTAAATATCCTCATTTACTTCATTCACCTCAATAAGGTAGCCGCAAACCATTCCAAGTAAAATAGCCTTATCATCATCATCATTTTTAGAGCGCTCAATCAAATCATCAAGTCCATTGTAAAATGAAATGAAACCACTACCTGAAGTCAATCGTGGGTTGGCGTATTCATAAAACTCCACATAGTCCACAAATACCATAAGGCTTTCAATATCCTCATCATTTATCTTTGCAATTATTTTGTCTGTTCGGTAATTGTAGTATTTTGGACTATCAATTCCAACAAACTCCAAACCTAAATGACAAAATGAATTGAACCTATACAACCAGCTTTCGGCATAATCTACTTCAGTTTTTCGCCAATCTATATTGTCAATGTCATAGCAATCATTTTCGTAAATTACTCCGTCATTAAACTGCTCAATTCTACTTTCAATGTACTCCTCATGAAAGCCATAAAATCCACCAAATTCAATTTGTATTTCCATTTTATTGTGTTTTATATTAGTGTTCCCTCTTTTGTGAATTCGTATTGATTAGCTTCGCAATGTTCAATCATGTACTCATCTGTTTGTTGATATTCATAATCCCTCTCACATGCGTATAATAATTGGTTAATAGCGTCATCAACATCTTTTGTTTTATTCCATTCATCAATCAATTCATAGTCCATGCAATAGCCTGTCAATTCATCAACAGACAAATCGTTTTTATGTTCATCTAAATACCATTCCCATTTTACATGACTAATTGCAGGACAAGACCAATCTATATTATAGTTAATTATCTTTATGCCAATTTCCTCAGCAAAGGCATATAAACTTGCAATAGCATCATCAGACCAAAAGTATTCTGACACTAATTCAATCTTTGCATTTTCTTTTGCCTGTTCACTTAATTCATTAAATTCGTAAACTTCTGTTTCAATTATTCTCATATTATTGTGTTTTAATGTAATTTGCAATCGTCATTTAGTTCCTCAAGATAAACACTATGCTTAATGTAGTATTGTACGAACATTTTTTCTAAAGTTTGTCTTGATGCAGTCATAGCCATATAACTTGCGTGTTCATGTATCTCTTGTAATTGTGATTTTGATAATGCCATTTTTATATGTTTTAAAATTATGGTACAAACATAGACACAATTTTTTTTTCCAATGTTAAGTTAATGTTAAGAAATTATTACTATATTTGTCATGCAATCATTTTTCTAATGGTTCGTGTATGCATTTTATTATTACAATAAGATACCCTATTCAATCGAGTAGGGTATTTTTTTTATACCTATTAAATTCATAGAACATGAAAACACAAGACACAACAGGGGGTATTAAATTCACAGGCGATTATTTAGACGAGGCGATTGAATACTTCCAAGAGAATAATGGGGGTATTAAATTCACAGAGGGGGGTATTAAATTCACAAGCAGACTCCAAGAGGAGGCTGTTAAGAAACGAAGAAAGCAAACACCTATTTATTCGGGCGTACTTAACTATTTCCCTGATGCGATAAGAGAGGTCGCCCAATGCTCATTCGTTGGCAACGAGCAACACAATCCTAACACTCCTTTACATTGGGATAGAAGTAAGTCTGGCGATGAATTAGACGCCCTCGCAAGACATCTGCTTGAAGCTGGCACAATAGATACAGACGGTATTCGCCATTCAGCTAAAGTAGCGTGGAGAGCTTTAGCCAACCTTCAGAAAGAGATAGAAGAACAATGAAAATATATGTTGTATATAAAGAACTTGGAATTGAAGGAATAGATGAAGATAGTGTCAAGGTTTTTGAACACGAAAGAGATGCTGTGTGTTATTCTTTGGCGCTTAAAACTGATAAATATTATCCTACTTATTATAGTGTAGTGATTTTAGAAACAGATTTAATTTAAAGAAAATAGGCTGTCCTTTTTCGCCATACAGGGCGTTTAAATTCAAAAAGGTATCTGAGTACCACTTAGGTCGAGAAGTGCGCTTAAATCGCCTAATAGAGGGCTTAAAACGCCTGTTTTTACCTTATTACATACATACCTTTTGGTACACTACGAGTAAGTAGGTATTGAATTGCGTACCGACTTCCATCAATACCGTTATTCCAGTTGTCAATCGGAATACTTCCCCTCAACTTCCAAGCATAGTTATTGAACTCTTTAATAAGGTTTATAGAACCTTTATCAATTACCATATCGTAGTCTTGCATCAGGGCGATTCCTGTTAAGATACTACCTTTCTTTTTTATCGTTGGCGTTATGTTCAGTCCTTTCATCTTCAACTCGCTTATTAGTCGAGGCTCACTATTGTCGCACACTATAAGCTGTTTTCCTGCGATTCTACGGCACATCTCAAAGATATTGGAGGTGGACATACCAGCCTTGTAGAAATGCTCTCTAATCCATATTATTTTGCGTGTCTTGTCTATGGCGATTTCTGTAAGAACTGAGGGGTCTGTTGAGAAGCCAAAGTCCAGTCCAAAGATTGTGTCTTGTTCTTCATCGAACTCACCAATGCGCCAATGGGTAAATACAACGCCCTCTGCTCTATCAAGCCAACCACCCATTATCTGGTGTTTATACTTGTCTGGTCTGCGCTCTCTCATATCTTCTACTTGGGCGACAAAGGATTCAGACAAGTGTTCTTTATTGTCAAGGTACGTTGTGTGAATGTAGTTTATGTTTTCGCTATCGCCTAAATGTCCATCGGGAATCCCTCTGTTCTGAAAGAACCTCTGATATATCCAATGCTCTTTTGTAGTAGGGTTTAGAATTAAGATACACCTATTCTGTTTACCAGTCGCCCTAACCGAGTAGTCAATCTTATCAAATGATTCTTCATCTGTAAGTTCTTCTGCTTCATCAAGCACAAAAGTAGTTACACCTTGAATAGACTTCAGCTTTGCTGTTTGGTCGCCACTCGCTGTCTTGATACCACTAAAGAATATACTACTACCAGTTAGGTTGTTTATTATTTCTGTTTTGGTTACGGTGAAATGTTCGCCAATACCCATAAGTTCCAGCTTCTCTAAGAACTCAGGTATAATCGACATACTTGCCGAAGTCATTGTGTATCGTGTAAAAAGTATTTTGTGTCCTTGCTCGTATGTGAGAAGTACAAGGAATGTGTTTACTGCAAACGATTTACCGCTACCTCGCCCACCAGTACAGATATGGTATCTACTTGGCGAATTGAATAGACTATGGTACTTTGGATTTAGATTTACTTTTTTCATTGAATACTACAAAAGGAACATTGTTCTTTACATCGCTCACCTTTTAGGTCAAAGTCGATGCAGTCGAAGTCCTCTTTCTTCAATCCCTTTGCAAAGGGTGAATATCTATTCTGTATCTTTTTCTTCGCCATCGTTTTTTATTTCAGCTTCAATATCAATAGTCTGTTCAGGGTTCAGGAACGATACAACAGGAATGTTAATCTCTTGCTTTACGTTCAAATCCTTTTGCTCTTTCGGTTTACCATACTTGTATTCCCATAATAGGCGCAAGTGAGGGAATGAATCTTTGCTCATGTGTGCAAGTGCTTCCCACGCTTTCTTCTCACTCCCAAAGGCTCGTTTCATTGAACCAAGTGCAAAGTTCTTTATGTCCTCCTCTTTCGCTTTTGGAGGTCGCCCTTGCCCTCTTGATATTCCTTTGACTGCGCCATTGTTTCTGCGCCCATCAGAATACTTCTCGTGAGGGTCTTTTACAAATGTTGGTTTGTTTGTCGCCTGAGGTTTGGGTGCTGGTGCTGGTTTCGGCTTAGCTTTTGCTTCTTCTTCTTTGCGTTTCTTCTCAGCTAACCACTTTTGAGTTTTGGCGCTGATAACACCCTGTTTTTCAAACTTTTGTTCTTCGGACATTGATTCCCTTTATTTAAAGTAACAGATTTACTACTCTTTGTTTTCCTCAGGGAGTTTATCAATGACCGCTTGAATCATTAGATATAAGTTTGTTACCGCCTTCTCAAGTTGGGCGATTCTCTGTATTTGTGTGTACTTCTTAGCTTTCATAATCTCTTATTATAAATTCAATATAGTGAATACCTAAGTCAATCACAATATACTTTACATTGTTTGGGCAAATGTAGTGAATACCAAACCCAACTTGACTATGGTATGTTCCAGTTCTAATTTTCATCTTTTATTATGATTAATATAATATTCGCATCCACCATTTACAATGGGAGTTTCCATAAAATAACTTTGCCAATCACTTGGCTTTGCTGTAAATCTGTAACAAGTAAATCTTGCTTCGCATACTCATACGGCATATCTATACGTTCCATATTAGTTCGCTTTCTTCTTTACCTATAATATATTTCCCTGCTTCAAAATCACTTCTTACCCATTTAGCAAGAAAATCTACTTTACCTTTTCGTTCAACTCTGTAAACCATTCCTTCTGGATTTTCAGTTGCCCAAATTCCATCAGTTTTTAAATTAAGGTTAGGTAGTAAATCATCTGTTTTTATTGCTTTTCCCCTATGCAACATTCTTGGTAATTGTAAACCGTACATTATTGCGAGTTCACCTAAATAATCAAATTTACTTCTTTGGTTTTCAGCGTTAAAATGGTCGAAGAAAACTATAGGTTCTACTTCGATATTGTACTTTAATCCGTGAGCTTGTGCTAACCATTCGCCTGTTATTCTTTCGCCATTTTCCAGCAAGTCCATCCACTTCATTACATTTTTATAAACCCAATCACTAAACAAATGATGTTGCTTGTAGGGGCTTGTTTTGGCAGTATAACCACTTCGGGTTAATGCAACTATTCTATTGTCTATTTTGCCAATTCCAACATTTGAGCCATCATATTTTTCAAATACTAAAACTTCATCGTGTTTGTCTCTAACTTTTTCGGTTAATATCCGTTCTTGTCCTTTTTCTATAAAATGGTCACCAATTCCTAATTTGCTATTTGATAGGTGTGGTATAGAACCATAGTTTTTTCTATTAAGTGGTTTAATAAGTTTTATTTTTAATGTTTTAGTATTTAAAATTATGGTTTATATAGTATTCACATCCACCATTTATATCGGGTACTCCCTTAAAGTAGCTTTGTCTATATTCATTTGGTTTTGCTGTAAAACGATAACAAGTAAACCTTGCCTCACACCCTTCCCCTGTACACATTGTTATATCTGGCATCTCTCTATTTGTTATTCATATCCCCACTCTAAACATAAGTACCAATTAAACAATACAAAGGCTATTTCATAATGCCCAGTCCATGTTTTATCAAAACTTACAGTTATTGATGGCAATAGAAAAAACGATGTTACGTTTCTTATTATTCTAAATCTCATTTATAGTGTTTTTGTTAATTACTGAAATCAATGTCAAAACATCTTCTATGTCATAGAATCTGATACTATCATCTTCGAATACTTCGGCAAACCATACGCCATCAGACACCTCGTCATTAGCTGGCGTTATTAGGCTAAAAGCATGATTGCCGAAATCATAGCTGTAATAGTGAAACTTTTTATGTCCACTATCCTTCGCTGTTATATCCACTCTTTCAAATCCAGCGTCAATTAAATCTTGTTCTTTCATATTGTTGATATTACATTTGCTTGTATTATTTCCGCCTGTTGATTACGAGGCTGTATATCTTGTTTGGCGACTTGAATAATTATGTCCAACTTCTTCTTAATCTCGTCAATCTTGTTTTTTGGCAACGCATTTAAAGTGGCGCTAATCTCGTTTATATCGACAAGTCTACATCTATATTCCTCAATCTTTTTTCTTAAAATGGTATTTTCTACATATAGATTGTTGTATTCGCCTTCAAACTCGCCAATGGTTTCTTGATACTCAGCAAGTATCGTATTGTAGTTAAACTTAAATAATGGCTCTGATTCATACAGGCAATCAAATGTTTTAAGTCCATGTATAACTGTTGCGTGGTCTTTTTTAAATAGTTCGCCTATTTTAGATAGGCTCATATTATGAGTTTTCCGCATAACATTATATCCAATCGCTCTTGCCTCTACAACTTTACGAAGTCTTGTGTCCTCCATAGGGTCAGACTTACAATGTTTCTTAATTATATTTACTAAGCACTTAAAATCAATATTCATCTAATTCTCGTTTAAATTCTGCATAGGCGTTAGCCAGTCCTTGACAACCTTCGTAGTTTTCTTCCTCCTTGAAGTGTTCAAGCAAATACTTTAATTCATTCACCTGAAGCACTCCAATTCTCAAGGACAACAGAATATCATTTTTATATTCTTCTATTAACTCGTGATATTTTTCATCTACACTCACAGCGTATCTCTAATGATGTAATTGTGCAGTTCGTTTATTCCGTTCTGAATATACTTGACGTAATTCTCAACTGCCTGTTCAACCAATCTTTCGCCTAAGTTATAGAAATCCTCTGAAATATCAAAGATTCCAATGTCATTTTTTTCTTTATCAATCACAAGGAAATAAAAGTCCTTATAATCTACACCGAATAAATTACAATATATATATACTTGACACATATATTTGAAGTCTTTGGCGTTCCACTTGAATTTGCTTAAGTCAGCACAAGTCTTTAAATC